ACGACGACTTTGTGCAGCACGGCCCCCAGGTGATCGAAACCGTGCGGGTCGAAAAGCCGGACCAATACCTGAAGGTGGTCGCGAGCATTCTGCCCAAGGAACTCAACATCAAGACCGACGCATTCGACGGGGTGTCCGATGAGCAGCTCGCCGCTCTCGTCCATGCCGCCCGATCAGCTCTCGGTATTGCTGAAGTCGGCGGAGAGGACGCTACAGCAGCGCATCACTGAAAACCGCCTCGCGCATTACCGCCCCTACGCAAAGCAGCGTGACTTCCACGATGCCGGGGCTGACAAGCGCGAGCGGTTGTTCATGGCGGGCAACCAGCTCGGCAAGACGTGGGCCGGTGCGTTCGAGGCCGCGATGCACGCGACGGGGCGTTATCCCGAATGGTGGCGGGGCAGGCGCTTTGACAAGCCCGTAATCGCATGGGCGTCGGGCGTGACCAGCGTGTCCACGCGCGACACAGTGCAGCGCCTGATGCTGGGAAGGCCGGGGCAGCACGGAACGGGCACGATCCCGAAAGCCTGCGTAGTGGACGTGCAGTCGGCGCGGGGCACGCCGGACCTGGCTGATCACATCGTCGTCAAGCATGTGAGCGGTGGCGATAGCTACATCTACCTGAAATCCTATGAGCAGGGCCGCGAGAAGTGGCAGGGCGAAACGGTCGATCTGGTCTGGTTCGATGAGGAGCCGCCCGATCCGATCTACACCGAGGGCCTGACGCGCACGAATGCGACGGGCGGCATGGTGTGGATGACCTTCACGCCGCTGAAGGGCATGTCTGACGTTGTGTCGCGGTTCCTGATGGCCGAAAGCCCGGACCGCTCTGTCACGTCGATGACGATTGACGACGTGGATCACTACAGCGCCGAAGACAAGGCGCGGATCATTGCGAGCTATCCGGCGTTCGAGCGTGAGGCTCGGGCCATGGGCATCCCGACAATGGGTTCGGGTCGTGTGTTTCCGGTCGAGGAAGCCGCGATCTCGGTCACGCCGTTCGAGATACCGACACACTGGCCGCAGATCGGCGCGATGGACTTTGGGTATAATCACCCGTTCGCAGCGGTGAGGCTGGCTTGGGACAGGGACGCGGATTGCGTCTATGTGACCCACGCCTTCCGCAAGAGCGAGACAACGCCGGTTGTTCATGCCGGCGCGATCAAGCCGTGGGGCGCGCTGCCTGATGGCTCACAGTGGCTGCCGTGGGCATGGCCTCACGACGGCTTGCAGCATGACAAGGGCAGCGGCGACCAGTTGGCCGCGCTCTACAAGAAGCAGGGACTGAAGCTGCACAGCGAGCACGCGACGCACAAGGCGGGCGGGTTCGGCACGGAAGCGGGCGTCACCGACATGCTGGAACGCATGGAGACGGGGCGTTTCAAGGTGTTCGCAAGCCTTGGCGAGTGGTTCGAGGAGTTCCGCCTGTATCACCGCAAGGACGGGCTGATCGTGAAGCTGCGTGACGACCTGATGAGCGCCACGCGCATCGGGGTGATGATGCTCCGCATAGCGAGGAAGCCGCCGACTGAGCCGCGCGGTCCGATGATGGCGATGGGCTCTGACTTTCTGAACGAGGTTTTCTGAATGAGCGGTCTCTTCTCGAAGCCTCGTATCCCCAAGCCGCAACCGACGGTCACGCCGCAGGATGCCGCGCTGTCTTCGATGGATGAGGCGTTCCGTCTCCGCAAGCGCCGTGGCCGTCTGTCCAACATGCTATTCGCCCGCCGCAAGGGTTCGCTGGGTGCTGGCTCTGTCGCTGGCCTGCTGGGGTCAACGCCTGGCGGCGGTGGTGGCACGGGCGGCGCACCCGGTGGTGGCGGTGGTGGTGGTGACGGCGGTAGCGGCGGTGGCCGCCCGGTAAGCCCGAGCTTCTGATGTCAGAACAGGTCGCGCTGATCCTCGCCAAGCAAGCGGCGATGGAGAGCGAGCGCGCGCCGTGGGAAAGTCACTGGCGCGAGTGTGCCGAGCTGATGCTGCCCCGTCAGGATCAGTTCTTCGGCCAGCGCCCGCAGGGTGAGAAGCGCACATCCAAGATTTTCGACTCGACGGCCATGTATGCCGTGGATCGCGGCGCGGGCGTGATGGAGACGATCCTGACGCCGCGCACGCAGCTTTGGCACAAGCTGAAGCCCAAGGGTCGCGCCAACGTTGAAGGCGGGCCGATTGGCGAATGGTTCGATCAGGTCAATCAGACGCTGTTCGACCATCGTTATTCGCCGGCTGCGTCGTTCGCGAGCGTGGCGCACGAAGCCTATATGAGCCTGCTGGTGTTCGGCACGGCGGCTATCTACATCGCGTCGGCGCCGGGTGCGCCGCTGTGGTATCGCAACTGCCACATCTCGGAAATCTTCTTTGCCGAAGATGCGTATGGCCGTGTCGATACGGTCTACCGCAAGTTCATCATGACCGCGCGTCAGGTGAAGCAGCAGTTCGACAACGAGCGCCTGCCGGCCAAGGTGCTGGATCTGGCGGACAAGAAGCCGGACACGTCGGACATTGTGGTTCTGCATTGCACGATGCCGAATCCCAATCCGGTGCCGGGCCGTGAGGATGCCGAGGGCCAGCCGTGGCGCACGGTGTATGTGCTGCCTGAGTATTCGGCCATTGTGCAGGAGGGTGGTTACTGGTCCTTCCCGTGGGCGATCTCGCGCTTTGTGACCGCGCCCCGCGAAATCTGGGGCCGCTCGCCAGGCATGGCGATTCTGCCGGACGTGAAGGTTCTGAACGAGGCCGCCAAGTCGCGGCTGAAGTCGTGGCACTACGCAAACGATCCGAGCCTGTTGATTGCGGACGATGGCGTGCTGACGCCTGTGTCGGTGCGCCCCGGCGCGCTGATTGCGGGTGGTGTGGATGAGAATGGCCGCCCGCGCATTCAGCCGCTCCAGAACGGCGCGCGTCTCGACATTGACGAGGCGATGACGGAGCAGCTTCGCAACGCGATCCGCTCGGCGTTCATGATCGACGTGATCCAGGTGCTGAACGACAAGCCGAATATGACGGCTTACGAGGCTGGTATCCGTGCGCAGGAAAAGGCGCAGATCATGGCCCCGGTGATGGGCCGTCAGCACAGCGAGTTCCTTGGGCCGATCATCGAGCGCGAGATCGACCTTTTGGCCCGCGCCAACCTGTTGCCGCCTGTCCCGCCTGAATTGCTGGAAATGGGCGGGGAATACGAGATCGAATACCTCTCGCCGCTGAGTTCTGCCGCGCGTTCCGAACCGTCTCTGGCGTTGCAGCGCAGCGTCATGCAGGCGATGCCGTTCATCGAGCTTGACCCGTCGGCGGCTGACTGGATCGACGGCGACGACGCGATCAAGACGATCATGCTAGGCAACGGCTCACCGAACTCGGCCATTCGCAGCGCCGAAGAGGTTGAGGCGATCCGTGAGCAGCGGGCGCAGCAGAAAGCCGCTGAGACGGCGATGGCCGCCGGGCCTGCGATTGGCCAGACGATGGCCGGGCTGAGCCGTGTCGCTGCTTAGCCGCCTCCGCATCAAGCGCGGCGCCTACATCGACACATTCCGAGGCCCGCAAGGTGAGCGCGTCCTGCGCGATCTGGCGCGGTTCTGCCGGGCAACGACAAGCACATACGACGACGACCCGCGACGCCATGCGTTTCGCGAAGGCCGCCGTGAGGTCTGGCTGCGTATCCAGACAATGTTGAACCTCCCCGATAGCCGGGTGCAGGAATTGAGCGAGGCAGATACGGATGAGTGAAGCGGCGAGCGTGCTGGCCGGGCCTAGCCCGACAACCGGCGCGGAAGCGACGACGGGACAAGCTGCGGCCCCTGTCGAGACGGTAACTCAGGCGCCGGAAGGCTTGCCGGATTGGGCGAAGGATTTCAGCCCGGCGGCACAGAACGTCATCGCGGCGAAGAAGTGGGCCAAGCCTGAACAGGCTGTGGAGTCCTACGCGAACCTCGAAAAGCTGCTGGGTGGTGACAAGATCGCGCTGCCCAAGGATGCCGATGATCCGGCTTGGGCCGATGTGTGGAAGAAGCTGGGCGCGTTCGAGAAGCCCGACGAATACGCGGGGATGGTGAAGCCTGCCGAGGGCGCGCCGGAACTGGACCCCGGCTTTGTCGGGGCGATGAGCGATCTGGCGGCCAAGGCGAAGCTGACGCCGGCACAGTGGGCGACCATGGTGGAAGGCTACCAGGCGCTCTCCAAGGCCGCACAGGAGGCCGATAGCGGGGCCGATGCCGAGGCGCAGGCGACGCTGGAACGCGACGTGACGGCGCTCAAGGCGAAGCTGGGCAAGGATTACGACGCCTATGTTGCCGACGCACAGCGTGCTGGTCTGGCGGTCAAGATGACGCCGGAAGAGAGCGCGGCTTTTGTGTCGGCCCTCGGCTACACGCGCGCCATGGAGATCATGAACGGCCTTGGCTCGAAGTTCGGCAAGGAGGCCGGGTACATCGAGGGCAAGGGTCCGCAGGGCCAGATGACGCCTGAGATGGCGCGGGCCAAGGTGAATGAACTGCTGGCCGATCCTGTGTTCGCCCGTGCCTATGGCAACGGCGGTCACAAGGAGGTCAAGGAGATCACGGACCTGCACATCATCATTGCAGGGCAGGCACCGTGATGGACGCTGGCGCGCTGATGCTGGAGTGCATCCGCATCGCGCACACCCACGCCAAGCCTGCTGAGCAGGTGATTGAAATTGCGGCGGCCTATTCGATGGCCGTCCTGAGTGCCGACAAGGCTGAGACGCCCCGGCAAGCCAGAAGTCCCAAGGCGGACTCTAAAGCCTGAGAAGCTGACCCCGTAATTTCGTCGTGTAGCTGAGCGGACAAACCTCACGGTCCCGCGCCGACGCCGCACGTCTGACCGCACGGACAAGTCCTTCGCCTGATCCCTCAATCAAGCGAAAGGAGACGCCCCAATGGGTGTCAATGTCACCGCCCATACGACCATTCAGTATGGGACCAACGTCCAGCTGCTGCTTCAGCAGAAGGGCTCCAAGCTCCGCGATACCGTGAGCATGGGCAGCTACACCGGCAAGGCCGCTGTGCCCGTCGAGCAGATCGGTTCCATCGAAGCCAAGGTTCGCGCCGGTCGCGGTTCGCCGGTTGTCTTCACCGACAGCCCCGAAACCCGCCGCTGGGTCGAGCCCACCGACTTCGATACCGACGCGGAAATCATCGACAACGCGGACAAGCTCCGCATGTTGATCGACCCCACGTCGAGCTACGTCACGAACGCTGTCTACGCCCTTGGGCGCAAGATGGACGACGTGATCATCGCGGCGGCTACGGCCACTTCGAAGATCGGTGAAAACGCCGGCGGCACGGAAGCCTTCAGCACCGCCACCTGTCAGGTCGGTGGCTCGGTCGGCGGCACCAACTCCGGCCTGAACGTCGCGAAGCTCCGCGCTGCCAAGCGCATCCTGCAAGAGAACTTCGTTGACCTCGACCAGGAGCAGCCGACGCTCGTGATCACGGCTCGCCAGCATGACGACCTGCTGAACGAGATCCAGATCGTGTCGAGCGACTTCAACCCGCAGCCCGTCCTCGTGGACGGCTCGGTGACCCGCTTCATGGGCTTCAACATCAAGGTCTGCCAGCGTCTTGCGTTCAGCACCACGCGCCGCGTCCTTGCCTACGTGAAGTCCGGCATTCACCTCGGCATGTGGAACGACATCCGCACCGAAGTGAACCAGCGCCCCGATCTGGTCGGCAATCCGATGCAGGTTTACGCGCAGGGCACGTTCGGTGCGACCCGCATCGAGCAGGGCAAGGTCATCGAAATCCTCTGCTACGAGTCGTAAGGAGACCTGACCCATGGCTGTTGAAAACAAGAAAACGGCTTCCGTCACCGCGCGTGATGCGACGCCGAACACCCTGACCAACTATCGCCAGAACCTGAAGATCGATGGTGGCGCGTTCACCACGGTTGCGGCTGATGACGATACGTCGGTCTTCCGCGTGTGCCGCGTTCCTTCCTCGGGCCGCTTCTATGGCTCGATCAAGACGCACGGCGCCATCACCGGCGGCACCGATTGGGACCTCGGTCTTTATCGCACGGCTGCTGACGGCGGTGCCGTGGTCGTGAAGGATTGCCTCCTTGACGGCATCGACCTGTCGTCCGCGAGTGCGGTCCCGAGCTTCTCGGCTCTGGATGCCGCCACGGTGATCGGCAAGTATTTCTGGGAGCTGGCCGGCCTGTCGTCGGACCCGCGCACGGAATACGATGTCTGCTGGACGGCCAACACGATTGGCTCCGGCGCGACCACGCTGGACACCTACGTGCTGTTCAGCGCGTGAGGCTTTGGGCGGGGGAGAAATCCTCCGCCCTTTCTCTTTTCCCATGACATTTGAACGGAGGCCGTAATGGCTCGGGCGAAAGCGCGAGATCATATGCCTGCCGCTGAGAAGGTGCGTCTTTACTCCGCGCGCAATGCTGACGGCTGCTGGGTATGGCGGCGCAGTCTCTATCCGTCCGGATACGCGCAGATCAGCCACGGTGGCAAATCCACGACCGGGCATCGCGTGTCTTACGAGGCGTTCAAGGGGCCAATTCCTGACGGCCTCCACATTGATCATCTATGCCGCGTTCGCGCCTGCGTGAACCCGGACCATCTGGAAGCGGTGACGAACGCCGAGAACGGCCGCCGCGGCATCGCTGGCGATTATCTACGCGCCCGCACCCATTGCCCTCAGGGGCACGAATACGACGAACAGAACACGATCTGGCGCGAAGGAAAGCGCCGTCGTTGCCGCGCGTGTCAGCGGCTTTGGGCTTCGGGCTGGCGCGCGCCAAGGCCGGGCCGTGTGTCCAACTTAATCTGCGAGGCAATCTGATGACCGATAGGTTCTACAACGTCGCCCTTGGCGGCTCGATGAAGGGCGACGTGACGGAGGCGGGTTCTGACGCTTCCTCGTTCGCCGCGCTCCGCGTGACGTATGACGCCACCGGCAATTCCAAGATGCAGGCCCTTCGGGCAATCGAGGCCATCAAACAGGCCATCGAAACCGAAACCTGGCCCCCGGCCTAAGGGGG